CAGATTCATCCGCTGTAAAAGATTCACAAAAGATGCGAAAATCAAGGCATTCATTGTAGCGAGTTTGTGCCACATCACCAGTCCAATTTTGAACTCGTCCAGGTACAAACCTAGCTGGTGAATAGAATGGGGCTTCTATTTCCATACAAGGATTTACAGTTCCATTGGCGTATACCATTCCCATCTTCCCAGCGAGGGGACGATCATTAATTGGAGTGGTGCCAATACGAGCTACTGAATTGTATGCTACGGTACTTTCTGAAGAGGTGGCAGGGGGAGAAGCTACACTGAAATAGTACTGTGCGCCTTGTCTAATACCCCCTCGTTCGCACTGTCCATTCAGTGTTTCCCATTCGTAAAGAGGCAAAACTTTCCAACGTATGGATCCTCTCCAACCTGCAAATGCCATTGTAATCCAGTGGATCAAGACAGTGTTGCAATAGTTGTATGGCGCTAATGTTGATGTGGTGTGAATTGCGCCATTTACATCACCTCTCAAATACGGATACGAGTTCATACCCATGGAGATTATCTGGGAAAATCCAGAATCAGCAGCAACTGTAGTATGCAAATTATATCTCTTGAGCATTGTCCGAAAGCTAGTTATTTTCTCTCCAGTGTACACAAGATTCAACTTATCAGTTATAATCTGTTGCCCATTGAGATCTTGGACTTCACTTTCGGTATGCATTGGTTCACTATCAAGAGGATTGGCGTCAGCGACACCCATATCAACCTCTCCACTTTGCGGAGTCAAAGTCATGTACTGGTAGTAATCATCAGGCACAAAAACCTGAAAGTCATCACCAGCACTGACAAACACGTTGATTTGAATGTCATTGTTTGCAACTGAGTTGGGTACCGTGAGTTCGTTAAGAACAGTCACCTGCAAAACTCCGTTCCCTTCCTCTTTGGCCGTGTACCGAGTAGTACTCCAGGTTTCTGTCATAGACTGAATACCAGGAAAGTGGTGGTCAATTAAAGAAACATCTTGACCATTGGTAACACTAACCGTGAAATCGACTTTCTCAGCAATATCAACAATATGAGAATAGTTGACATTAAACTCAGTCTGCGCGTCGAAAAAGTTGGGATCATATGAAA